TTTGTACTTTTGAATACTCTAATACCAAATAAGTTATTTGCCTTAACTGCAAATCTACTTTGACCCCAAGCAGACTCTAATGCCGCTTGTGCTGTCACCATTTGAATAGGTACTCTTTTATCTGGTGGTGTATGATAATTTAAAAAATCAACACACTTGTTAAGTTCTATTATAAATTCTTTTGAGTTAGTATATTCAAAACTAGGTTCATTTAACCCTAATTTTTCTGCCCAAATGGCGTGTTCTATTCTAACTACTTCTGTTGCTTTCTTAACTGCAAGTGGATTAGGCATAAATGTTCCTATACCATATGTTATAGTTGATATAGCAACAACTAATAAGGTAGCTTTAAACCACCAATATGTTTTATTTAAAAAATTAGATGTACTTGCTTTGAGTTTCATTAAAACCTCGCTACTTTGTACTCGTATCCGCCGATTGTTGGTTGATTTTTCTTTTGAACAAAACTTATCTTACTTTGAAATTGTGCCATACGTTTAAATATCTTTTCTGCTTGTAATTCAGTAAAGTTATCATATATGTCTTTTGACCAATCACCTGTATAATAAGTCATAGAGAATTCACCATCTTCATCATCTATAAATTGTTGAATTTTGTCTGGAACTTTTAAGATTATTCTCTTTAAATAGTGGTCTAGTTCTTTTGTCTTTCTCACTTCACCCATAATTATATCCTTTTATATATTATATATCTAATCCTATAGCATTTAGTTTAGGTCTAAAGCTATAAAACATTTCATTATGATTTCCTGTATCCCCTAAATTACTCATCTGAAACAGGTGTATCATTTCGTGTCCTAATGTGTCCACAAATTCTTTTTTATTCTTATAACTAGGTATCATTTCTAATACGTAATTTCTAGTTCCTTTTCTTTCTTGGTCATTAATAACAACTTGACCCCACACTCTAGGATATTCTCTATCCTTTATTTGTTTAATTTTAATATCGTTAAATGGAGATAGTTTACCATCAAATACGTGCTTATTAATAATATTAAAATATTTTTTAATATCTTTAAATGTAGTTTTATACTTACGAGTTTTCACTTCGGCCAATTCCATTTTTAGTCTTTTTTTGACTTTCTGCCTTTTACTGGTTTTGGTTCTAACTCTTTTAGCCATTGCTTTTTCCTTTTTCTATCTCCTATTTCTAAAAAAATAAACATTACAAGACTAGTTAATATAATCAATACTAATTCTTTAGGAATATATTGATATATCCAATCCAAAGTATAAACTATATTTTCAATCACATTCATAATTTGAACCTTTTAAAAGAGCACATTTAAACTCTTTATCATTTTTTTGTCTGATTTCACTAGCAAGACTATCTAGTATATTTGGTAGGTGTGCTTGTAATACGCCACTAAACTCATTTATCATAACGTATACTAACCTGTGTAGTTCTTGCTCCATTAAAGCAGTATGGTCTACACCGTTTCCACTCACGTTTTCTTTGATAACGTGTGCTATAACTGCTTTATTATATTCACCTGCATTAGCAATATTGGATAGACTTGTTAATCCAAACCATATGGCTAAATTCAATAATATAATAAACATCACCTTTTTCATAATATATTTCTCTCCTAATATTTATTGTTTATATGTGTCTATTATACACATTTCCACAAGGAAAGTCAAGCACAATAAACCCTTGTTTTATAAGGGTTTTTTAACAAAGTGTTCTATTTTTGTTCTTTTTTCTGGTACAATTCGTTCCATCCAAAAGCGTCTTTCACTACCGAATCACTTAACCCTTTATAAACTCTATGTAAAGTTTTATCTTTTGCATTAAGCAATAATCTTGCTTCATCACTATGTAATCCTTCTAACATCTGGATAAACAAAGTTTCTTTTTGAGTTTTTGTAGTTTTAGTATCTGCGCCTTTAATAAAATGCCACAAACGTTTCGCTTCAGTTTTAAGCATTGTATGCTCACTACCTTTCGGTGCTGGATTTTCCATAAAAGGTGGTGTACCTTCTGGTAATTCCCACTCAATACTAGGATCAAACGATCCTTTTAAAACTGCTCTTAAAGATGGATGGTCGTATCTTTTTAAAACCTCTATCTTTTTAGCTTTATCTTTTGCGTTATTTACTTTAGTTAAGACTTCTGAAAATAACAAGTCACCTGAACCGCTTGTAGCAGCCATTGCTTGCATAGAAGACTTACTCATTAATGATGGATGTTGTTTTGGTTCTTCTGCCATTTTATACTCCAATTTATTAATTTAATCATATATCTATTTATATAACTTATCTACCTGTTCCGCTGTTAATCTTCTCCCTATACTCCAAAATAGCGTCTTTTCTTTTGTAGTATCTATATTCTCTCTCATCCATTTATGTGCTTTACCTTCATATATATCGTCAATAAAGCCATTACCAACATCTTCCCATACTGACTTTGAATATGGTAAAGGTGTTTTGTACATTTCATAATCTTGAAACTTCTTAAAACCTGATTCAAGATTACTAAATTGATTTAAATACTCATTAATCTTTTTACTACGGTCAACAAAGGTGACCCCTATAATTCTTTTTACCTTTTTCTTAAACTTCTCTATACCTTTTACTATACCTGCAAACTGTATACCACTACCAACTGAAATTACTATATTATCTAACTTGTCAGGTATGTTTTTAACTTGATTAGCAACACTATCAAATATTGATTCAGGATTCGTAGCAGCACTATTACCAAACTTGATTAACATATAACCTTTTTTAGATATTACTTTCTTTTTTAATCCACTATCTATTGCAACTGTATATCCGTGACCTGCAACGTTTTCAATATCAGCACCATAATGTCTTGATAATCTTATCATATGGTGGGTGTCTATTGTTTTAGGTGTTGTACCACCTACACCTATGACGCATTTAAAACCAAAGTCTTTAGCAACTGCCGCTATGATAGGTGCTTGTGGACTATTAACAGATGAACCTGTAACTACTCCACCATTATATTTGTTTTTAATTTCATCTTTTAATTCTCTAAACAAACAAATTGCCTGTCTTGTTTTTCCTCCATTAACATTATCTCTACCATAGGGAGCATAATAATCATCCCTTTTGTAATAAATGTTATTGTGAATTTCTACTGGAGTTAAATCAGTTGTTTTCATAGAGTTAATTTTAATGGTATCATACAGTTCTCACACTCTTCTGCTAAATGATAGTTTAATATACCCATTAAAAAAACTGCTATTGCAACTGCATTTAAAAATATCAATGCTCTATCGTGCCACAACATACCAACAACAAACCAACCTGATACACCAACTAAATGTATGTACATATTTAAAGGATAAACATCCATTGATGTTAATGCCATTGCCGATAGTATTATAAAGGAGCTAATCCATTTTATATACCAAGATAAATCGTGTAGAGGTGTTATTTTATTAATTTCAAATTTCATAATTCCTTTTATTAAGACACAGGCGAATTTTATACATATATGGTCGCCTGTGTCAATCGTATTGGTTACGATTCAATTACGCAATTAATTATATGCGTATTCAGTACCGTACAGTTTAGTTATCCCAGCAGCTATAATAGCTTTTGTAGGAGTACCCAATCTATAAGATGTACCTGAAGATGATTTATTAATATAAATCATATGACCTTTTGAACGTAGTTTATCAACCATCGCTCTTGGTGATTGTAGGTCAAATCTGTTTCTTAAAACTTTCCAAGAAACTGGCTCACCTTTCTCAAATAAGTTTACAACTTTTTGAGTTTTAGACAGTCTTTTTCTGCCTTTAGTTGCTGTTGCAACTTTACTTTTTGAAAAAAACATAATGTTTCTTCCTCCTTTGTTTTGCTTTTTAAAGTCTGCATAGGACTATTCCTCAACGGAATTCTTTAATTTCTCACACTTACTACTATCACCTAAACAATCAAAAAATTTACCCATTGCGTCTAGTTTAGGTGTATCTTTTAACCCTTTAGCACAACCCATAAAAGTAAGCATTATTAATATCATTAAACTATTTCTTATCATCATCACCGTTCAAATCCATATCAGACTCAAACATATCTGATCCATCTTGTAAATCATTTAACTCTTCTTTAAATTCTTTATTAAAAATATTTCTTTGTTTATTTGGTTTTGCTTTCATAAAATCTGAATAATCTATCCTGGCAGCGGATGCTCTACCCATTTTATTAAATTTTATCATTACCATTTTATTTGACATTAATTGAGCAGCGTGTGCCATATCAAAATCTCTATAAATTAAACCTCTTATACAATCAATAACTAACGCAAGGTCTTTAGTAAATGTTTGTTTTGAAGTCTTTAATCCCATATCATTAAATTTTCTTAATAAATCAAATCCAATTTCATCTACACTATGTTCAATAAAATCTCTAGTTTGTTGCTCTTTTAATCGTTTTGTAAATGGGGATTCTTGTGGTTTTGTAATTCTTTTTTTAATTCTGTTTTCAGGAAATAAAATTAATTTGCCTTTTTTATCTTTATCTTTAGTCACGGATAATCTCACCTTTAAAATTCACTACACCTTTATTATTAAAATATTCTATAAGTTGATTATATCCACCGACTAGTTCTCCATCAATCTTGATTTGAGGCATTGCTCTTACCTTCTTACCAATGTCCTTAATCATTTCGTCAACTGACTTAAATTCTTCTAATTTCTTTTCTGTAAAGATTAGACCAAGTCCCTTTAGAAGGGACTTTGCCTTCACACAGTATACACAATTTTGTTTTGAATATACTGTGATATCTTTAATTGCTAACTTCTTTATCATTGTCATCCTCTTTTTTCATAAGATTTTCAAATGACTTGTTAGCGTGATACTTTAAGTTATAAGCGTCTGTAGCTTGTTCAATTGTATAGTTGAACATTTTATTATATTCACCTAATGGCAATCTCAAACCTATCCAAGCTCTATAGTAACCGTTCTTTGTTAAGGTTACGTCTTGAGCAAAGATTTCATATCCTCTAACTGGTGTATCTTTAATAATATTGACCAATACAGATTCTACTTCACTAACAACTGTCTTACTGTTTGATTTACCAATTTCAGTAATAAATTGTTTTGACTCTTTATTCATCTCCCCTTTGATAATGTCTGCTATTTCAGCTTTCGCTATCATTTTAGCTTTCTCAATTGCGAGATTTAAGTCTGGTGAAACGCTAGTACCAACTCCAAATATACATTGCTTTTCCTTCTCTTTACCGAATCTTGCTATATCACAAGCTTCCTTTTCAGAAAAATCAGCCATATACCATTTTGGAACAGTATTAACTACTTTACCTTTTTCACTTTTGATTTTATAATTAGCAGCACAATTAGTCAATAATAGACCTAGTACTGTAACTGATAAAATCTTAATGTATTTGTTCATTAGTTTTTCACACTCCTTTGTACATTATATAACAGTTCTTGCAATAAGTCAATGCTAGATTGAGCATAACCCAAAAATTCTGTAGCACTTACTCCATATACAATAACTAATAGGAGAGCAATTATGATTATATTTTTAATCATTATTTTACCTTCCATTCTCCGTACTCATCTAAACACACTTTTCCGTACGATTTAAAAGCGTGATTCTTACGACTATAATATCTGCAATACTCTGGTGTAGCAGTATTACGGTAGTAAAACTGGGCAAAAAGTTCCCAATAAGAAGGTGTATCTATACCACTACTTCCATCGGAACAATATAATTTCTCTTCTTTGGATATATTTCCATTTGACTCTTGTTTAATAATAACTTTTATATAACAAAATTGTTCAGTATCATTTTTAGTTACTGGTTTAACATTATCATATAATATCTTTTGAGAACCATCTACAACTTTTGTACTACGTTGTATAGTTCCATCTGGATTATGCCACTCTATTTCCATTACTTCAGCAGTTTTTTCAAATTCTTTTTTATTTAAATCACAATCAACACACGCTTGAGCACCACTTACTGCATAAGCACACATTAATAATATTATTAATATTGTTGTTGCTAAAATTTTATCTATATTCCACATTAATTTTGTACCAATCCTTCTGGTTTTTCTATCCATCTGCCATCTGGCAACTGACAAGCAGTTCCAAAAATAACTTCTCTATTAACTCTACCAATTCCAATCATTGGCCAACCTGATGTTATATCTACTGTATGGTCATAATTTTTACATATTATTGGTCCAATCATATATGACCTTGTTATGTGTATAATTCCTCCATTGCCTGATTGTGAATTATACCAATTTGTATAAGATGAACCGTGTCCACTTGTATTTAAATGGTCTACAAAAACAGCATTATGTACATCTTTATCACTTTTATATAAAATTTCTGCACCAGCAAAAGCAGAACCAACAGCACACGTTGCTATCAAATAAGGATTATCTCCTATATACTGTAAGCATATTGTTGTTCCTGTTGTTGCACCTAACACGGCACCTGTATGTGACCTGTTAGCACAATTTGTTAGTAATATACTAACTAGTAAAATCCATATTATTCTTGCGTATCTCATCACATATTTTCTGACTATTAACACTTTTAACAATGTAATAATCTTCGTTATTATCAATTACATAATTATTAAAACCTTTTTCCTGCCAGAGTGTATGTGCTCTAGCAGTAATAGGTCTGAATAAATGTGTTCCATCATTGGCACTTGTACAAACAAAATCACCAATCATTATTCACTTTCCTTTTTGAATAAATGTTTCCAAGGCCATTGATTTTTTGCCTTGTTCCAATTATCTTTTTGGAATTTAATTGTCTTTGCTTTCTCACTAGCAATCCAATTTGTTATAGCATTAACTTTATCATTAACAACTGTATTTGCATTTGCATTAGTTGTTAAAAAGATTAACACTAGTACTGACATCAAAGTTTTCATAATATATCCTCCTTCTTCAATGTAATTTAGGTTTAGTAAATGGTTCAATTCTATCTTTCGATTCATAAACTGAATCCATTATATCATCATAATGCTTTTTAGGCATAGTTGACTTCATTATTTTCAAAGTTTGTCCCAATATTGTCATCATAACCATAACTGGATCGTACTTACTCATCTGACTCATATTCCACTCGTGGAAATTATCAACTACGGTTTGTTGTGGGTCTAATACTTCTTTAAACTTTGGCATATTATCTTTTGTAGTTTCTATTCTTTCTTCTACTTCTATAATACGACTCTTCTCCTCCGTCATCTCCTTCGGATTCAGAAGTTTCAAAAGCAACTTGTTCTGCATAAGTTCTGCCGAACACACTTTTATAGAAATAATCTCTTGGATTTGGGTCTGAATAAGCTTTAATTAATCCTTCCCAA